GACTCCCGCTCAAATAGCAGCTCAAATAGTTTTATCACTGAGAGCTCTTACTACCGGAAGTTTATGTGAACAGATTTTAGCCCAAGAAGATGTTATCAAATGGTGCAAAGATTTGTTTGGTTTTAATATTTTTGAACCTCAAGCCAGTACATTTGGAGATGCCAAAAAGTCAAAAGGTGTAGAATGGTTAAGCAAGATTCCTGAACTTCGTGAAAATTGGGATTCTGTCCGTAATGCACCTGTATTTGAGAAGATTTCTGCACTGATTTCAGTTGCAGCTGCCGTTGGTTTGTGCTCCGTTACTAATCTTAAATTTTCAGTACAGGGTATTGACTTATTCAGATTGAGTACTGCACCAAAACACGCTACCGCCATTGATTTGGTAGGAGCAGTTTTAGACACCGTCGCATTCTTTATAGAAGGAGGCTACGAGTGTTTTAAACAAGGGTCTTTTAAGCCTTTCTTCTTCACAGACGATGATAGTAGGAATTTGGATGAAATTTATTTTCCACTTATTGAGTTACACGAACATGCCATGGTTTTTAATTTACATGACAAAAAAGTGAAGATTAAAGGGGAGACAAGGACGGTTAGTGATCTCGAATATACTTCGCTTCTTGATGAAGCTTTGGAATTGGCCGAAAAGTTGCACAGATCTGCTAAGGGTACCTGGCAACAAGGTTATTTGGAAAAGCGTATTGACGTTTTGAGAAAGAACCGTGCCGCTTATCAAGCGAAGAGAATAGATGGCTCCATGCGTTATGCTCCCTTTACGGTTTATGTTTGGGGAAAATCTGGACGTGGAAAGTCTACAATTGCCCAATTGGCGATGGCCGATTGTTTAGCAGCTTCAGGCATTATTCCTGATTTTAAGAATGTTGCTACTTTAAAAGAAACTGATAAATATGATTCCACACTTAAGGGTGACACCTCAGGTATTTTTCTAGACGATCTCGGAAACACTAAGAAGGAGTTTTTAGAAAAGTCCCCTACAGAACGCATTATTGATATTAATAATAACATGATTACTTATGCTAATAAAGCGGATCTACATGAAAAGGGAAAAATTGAAATTAGGCCTCGTGTATTTATAATTACGGCCAATGTCCCTCTTGCTACTTTAGCTAATACTGGATCCATTTGTCCTTTTTCCATTGTTCGCCGTGCTGATTTCCATTTGGAAGTTGCAGTCAAACCCGACTATGCTCTTCCTGATGGTAGATTAGATAGTGCTAAGGCGAGAAGAGATTTCCCAGGAGATAATTTATGTAACGATCTGTGGGATATTAATGTTTATACACCGATGGAAAAGTCAGCTGGAGGAGATAGTTCACACTTGCGCCATATTGATGGAGTCAATGAATGCAAAACTCGCTCTATTCATGATGTTCTACGCACACTTACTACAGCTTGCAAAGCACATTTTGACAGTCAACGCGATTTAGTTAGGAAAGGTCAAAATCTTGTGCAATCACGCAATTATTGTCCTACCTGTTGCTTGGCTGCTATGTATTGTGAATGTATCAAGGTTGAGGAAACTGTTGAGGGCGACGATGATGATGTCGATCCCTCCATGCCTCCGTTGGAAGTCGCAAGGTACGATAGTGATAGTGACGATGATGACGATGATGATGTCGATCCCTCCATGCCTCCGTTGGAAGTCGCTAAGTACGATAGTGATAGTGACGATGACAGCGATGATGAAGATGATAGTCAGAAATGTGGCTGGCGTGTAGCGTTGGCTAAGCAGAAAGCGTCTCACACTCATTGTCCGACATGTTACCTCCCTTCTGCTGCTGGCTGTGATTGTTCGCAGACCGAGGAAAATGGAGATGATAGTAGCAACAATTCTGATAACACCGCTGATGATGTGGATTATCAAAGAGCACTTGAATTGATTAGAGGTAATATTCCTAACACTCCCACAAGTCTTAGATTAACTCAACTTCTCTTCTCAAATTGGGAGGAGCAGGATTGGGAGGAGCATGATGAAAAACAAGCATCGCTCGAAGAAACTTTTGACTTTCTTAGAAGACAGTTTGATTCTATGGGAGCTGGATTATCCAATTTTTTAGGAAAGGTTCCCACGTGGTGTTTTACAAACAGATTAATTTCCACTATTTACATGCTTATTAATATTAGGAATTTCCTTCTATACGAAAAGCGCGTTCGCAAAGTAGTTGGATTATCATTCACCTTGATGTTTGCAGTGTGTTATTTTTTAGATTGTATCCATTCATTTGTGTGTGGTGGAGTTTTATTAAGCTCACACGCTCTCATGTATGGAGGATTGTTGGCTAAATGGAGGAATGATCGTATGGATGATCTTTTGGCTCGTAGAGATGCGACTATGGAAATTTTTAGATCAATTCGCGAAAGTAAGACTAAAATGTTTATCAGTATGTGCGCCATCGCTGGTGTTATTTACAAGTTTACTAGTGTTCTTAGGTCAGCCGTTGCATTACAACAATCAGCGTTAGTTCCAGAAAACGTCGCTGAAATTGAAGCCAGAGATAAGGAGGCAAATCCTTGGGCTACGGCAGTGGCCGCCACGTTGCATGTCAATGATAGATCTGCTACTATGACCTTTGAGCAAGTTCTCTCTAAAATTGAGGCTAATTTGTGTCATGGGGTCTTTGTAGAAAACGGTTTTCAACAAAAGTGTAATATTCTGGCTCTAGGAGGCAATACTTTTTTGATGCCATTGCATGTTTTTGAGAATCGTAAAGATATGAAAGCTTTAATAACTCGCAGAGATCCTCGTCAGCTTAATTCTCAATTCAAAGCTGTCGTGAGTGCTAATTACATAGTTCCTATTAAAGGAAAAGATCTGTGTCTTGTTAATATTGCTTCCGGTGGAGTTTTTGCTGACATCCGTCATCTATTTCCACAGGCTATTACAGCTTCTGGTTCTGGGCATTTTCTTTATAAGGAAGCCGATGGTTCCATGAAGTCTGATCCTATTCGTATTGCTTATACTAAGGATTCTAAGTCTGGTGGGCCTGGATACGATTATGATTTACCATATAATACTTTTACAGGATTGTGTATGGGTGTAGTAGTAGCTAAATTCGCTAAAACTTGTATTGCTGGTCTGCATCTACGTGGTATTTCAAATACTCCTAAGGGTAAAGCGTTAACTATAACTAAGGATGAAATTGATGAAGCTTGGGACATTGCTACCAATACATGGGTAGGAGCTTTTCCTTCTAATGTAAATGGCGAGTTCCCTGTAACCCGATACGACAGACAAGTTTTGGTTACGCAAGATATCCATCCGAATTCTCCCATTAACTATCTTCCCCTGGGAAGCAATGTGGAGTATTTAGGGCAAAACGGACGTCGAGTGACTCACACCAAAAGTAAGGTGCGCAAAACACCTATTTCGGATGCAGTTGCCGAAGTTACTGGAGTGAAAAATGAATTTGGACCTCCTAAGTTTCATAGAACCAGAATGTGGCAAGCATCTTTAGCCCATTCTGCCAATCCCAGTCCTGGGGTTGAGGGGTCCCTCGTAGAACTAGCTTATCGCGATTACGTTGATGGTATCGTGAAAACACTAAAGCTCGACAAGTTCAAAACATGGGTTCTTTCTGAACTGTGTCCGATGACTGACATGCAAACTCTGTGTGGCAAAGATGGTTATCGCTTTATTGATGCCATGCCTAAACAGACTTCTAAAGGTGAGCCTTTATCTGGTCCCAAGAGAGAATGGATTATTTTCCTGGACCCTGCAGACCATCCTGAATTCCAGTGCCCTGCTGAAGCCCATCCCGCAATTATGAAAGAGATGAGAGCAATGGAAGTAACTCTACTTAATGGCGATAGATGCTATTTCCTTTTCAAGGCTTGTGTAAAAGACGAAGTAACCCTACTAATTAAGGATAAAGTTAGAGTCTTTCAAGCTGCTGACTGGGCAGGCCAAATGTTAATCAGAAAATACTTTCTACCAATAGCTCGTATGTTATCATTATTTCCTTTAGATTCCGAGTGTGCCGTGGGCGTAAATGCTCAAGGCCCAGAGTGGGATGAATTGGCAAATCACATGAAGAAGCATGGAGTTGATCGTATTTTGGCTGGTGATTATAGTAAGTATGATTTACGTATGCCAGCACAGCTTATTAACGCCGCGTTTGCTGTTATGATTGAAATTGCAGAAAAGTGTGGCAATTATTCGGCTGATGATTTAACTATTATGCGTGGTATTGCAACCGAAATTGCGTATTCGTGCGTAGCATACAATGGAGATGTCATAATTCATAAGGGATCTAATCCTTCGGGACACAATTTGACGGTCTACATTAATTGCATCGTCAATTCGCTGTTGTTAAGGTGTGCGTACTTTCATATGTGGCCCCAACAATCAGGCAAGCCTCTGCCTTTCCGTGAGGTGGTGGCTGTTATGACTTACGGTGATGATGTAAAGGGATCTGTGAAAGAAGGGTATGACTGGTATAATCACATTTCTTATGCTAACTTTTTAAAGGAACGTGATATGGTTTTCACCATGCCAGATAAAGAATCTGAACCAACTCCGTATATGAATGATCTTACTGCTGATTTTCTGAAGCGCGAGAATATATTTAATCCGGATACTGGAATGATTCATGGAGCTCTAGCTGAAGAATCTATTTTTAAGAGTCTCCATGCCGTCTTGGAATCCAAGGTTGTGTCTTTGGAAGATCAATCTGCTGGAAACATTGACGGTGCTCTCCGTGAATGGTGGCAACACGGAAGAGATGTCTACGAATTGCGCAGGAAACAGATGAAAGAAGTCGCTTTTAAATGCAACTTAACTGATTCGTGTAAAATGCTG